TCAACCTGAGGCCCCGGTGGCCAACGAAGGAGATGAGTAATGACGATCCTCGTCCAACGCGCCTCTGACGTGCGTGTACAGGAGATCGACCTGTCGCAGGTGATTACTTCGGCGTCTACTGCGGTAGGCTGCCAGGTCGTGGTCGCCAAGCAGGGATCTCCTGATCCGAAGTTCTTCTCCAACGCACAGGACTATCTGGCAGAATACGGCAACCCAGACGCGCAGATCTCCTTCGACGTCTACTGCGGTCTCGATTTCTTCAAAGAAGGCGATGCTATGTGGGCGCGCCGTTGCGTGCACTCCGACGCTCTGTACTCTGGCTTGCTGATGTACAACACTGGCATGCAGACTCACCTGTTGGGTGTCGCCGCTGGTGTCGTCGATCCGCAGTTGCCTGCGTGGTCTGCCATGATTCCAGCGCCGGGTGATATTCCGATTGCGCTGTTCTACCCGATTCGCGGCCAAGGCTCGTACGCAAATACGCTGGCGGTCTCGATTCAATCGGAGAATCTGGGCGCCCCTGAAGGTCTTGTGGCCTCCAGTCAAGATTCTGGCGGTACCATGATGAGCGGTACCTACCAGTACCAAGTTAGCTCTATCGGCGACAGCGGAGAAACCCTGGCCTCGCTGCCGGTCACTATCAACGTCGTGAGCGCTTCGGTGTCCAACGTTGTTGACCTGCAATGGGATCCCGATCCGCGCGCCATCGGCTACTACGTGTACGGTCGTTCCACGAACGCACCTGACGTAGGTCGCATGGCTACAATCGGCGCAGGCATCACTACCTTCACCGATACGGGCGCAATCGTACCGGATACGGCGCATAAGCCCATCACCAGTGCTGCTGACCTACCGCCGCAAAGTCCGCTGTTCACGGTTTCGGTCTTCGACACAACGCAGTCGGTGGATACGCCGGTGGAACAGTTCCAATGCACGCTGATGCCATTCACCGATACGAGCGGTATCGAGTGCGAACTGGAAGAGCGCATCAACCCGTTCTCCCAGTACATTCAGGTCGTGAACAATACGCTGGCACTGCCGGCTGTTCCGCCCGTTACTTCGGAGCCTCCTACTCTGATGAAGGGCGGCGACAGTGGTACGGCACCAACCCAGTTCGACATCGCGCAAGCCTACCAGGTCTTCTTGAACAAGCAGCTCTACGAGATCAACACTCTGATTAACGGCGGTCACGCAACTCCGACCGTGCAGAAGGCGATGGATACGCTGGCGCAAACTCGTTGGGATTCGGTAGCTATGTTGGACGTTCCGTCCTCGCAGCAGCAATTCCAGCCGGCCATCAACTATCGCAAGCTGACGCTGAACCTCAATTCGTCGTATTCGGCGCTGTTCTGTCCTGACGTGTTGGAGGCCGACCTCATCAACGGCAAGCAGCAGTACGTGCCGTTCAGTGGATGGGCTGCTGCGCTGTGCGCACGTACCGACCGTGTGGCTAACCCGTCGTTCTCGATTGCTGGTCTGAACCGCGGTCTGGTTGACGTGCTGAAGACCCGCTATACCTACGACGACGGACAAGCTACTCAGTTGTTCAAAGCCCAGGTGAACTACACACGTACCTTCGTCGGCCAAGGCATCGCACTGTGGGAGCAGCAGACCCTGCAAGCCAAGCAAAGCGCGTTGTCGTGGTTGAGCGTTCGCCGTATCGTCAACGTCATGAAGACCGCGATCTACAAGTTCCTGCTCTACAGTCTGCAAGAGCCGAACGATGATTTCACCGGCCGTCAGATCGTCGGCGCCTGCACGCAGTACTTGCAGTCGATCAAAGACGCTCGCGGTATCAGTGACTTCGCCGTGGTCTCGGATGCGTCCAATAACTCGGCAGCAATGCTGAACTCGGGCATCCGTCGCGTTACCGTCATCATCACGCCAGTGATCCCGATCCACGAGATCCAGCTGCAGATGGTGATTAACAAACAGGGCGTGTCGTTCAAAGAAGCGCTGTCGCAGGTCGGCGGTCAATAAACACAGGGGTGGGTTCGCTCACCCCACAGATAAGGAGTAGCACATGCGTACAAGCTTGGCTGACGTCCTGAGTCTTGCCGACCCAGCGATGTCGTATGACTTCGACTTGTTCCTGCCGAACATCCCGGGTTCCTCCGATACCCGTGACCTGACGTTCAAGTGCATGACCACTGACCTGCCGGGCGTTGCTTTGGACCCGGTAGACGTGGCGCTGCACGGCGTACAGGTACCGTTCGCAGGTCGCAAGATCTTCACCCACACCATGAACGCCACGTTCTTGGAATCGGCAGACTGGATGACGCGTGAGAAGTTCCGTCGCTGGAACGAGTTCATCCGCTCGTGGGACAACAACAGTGGCTCTCTCGCCGCTGCCTACAAGGTCGACTCGCAGATCGTACTGTACAACGACATTCCGGAGGTGGTGCGTACCACCAATCTGATCGGTCTCTACCCAGAGACCGTCAATGAGGTGTCGTTGGACGGCGGGGCATCTAACCTCATCACCTTGCAGATCACGTTCAAGTACACGCTGTGGCGGGACATCTAGGATTTAGCAATTTACTGGCGAAACGATTTTCGGAGTAGCCATGAACAAAGTACAGAAGCAAAAGCTGTGGTCGGAACTGTCGAGGGTTCTGGCCGCAGCGCCTAGGGGTTTCAAGACCAACGAATACTTGAAGAGCGAGAAGCCCAAGCTGCATGCGGTGCTCGTCGATAAGTACGGGTCAGCAGGCATAGAAAGCCTCACTCGTTACCTAGCTCCACAGTTGGTTAAGGCCTGTGGTACGTGTGGCGGTGAAACGAAATGGAGCGGAACACTAAAGGCGTTTGCTTCGTACTGTTCACTGAAGTGCTCAAACAGCTCCCCAGAGGTTAAGGTCCGAAAGGCCGAAGCCAACATGAAGAAGTTCGGCGTACCACACGCGGCACAGTCTGCGAAAGCCAAGGCCAAGACGCGCAAGACTTGTCTGGCCAAGTACGGTGTCGAGCATCCAGGTCTTCTTGAGTCCTCTCGAATAAAGCGTAAGGCGACGTATTTTGAACGTACTGGATACGAGACGCCTTTCGAGAATCCGGAGGCCCAGGGGAAGGCACGCAAGACCTTGGTCAAGCGTTACGGCGTAGCAAGGCGGCAAAGAAAGAATTGAGGCAACGCCTTCAAAACTGGCTTGCTTCGTAAATTACGAAAGGGCTTCGGCCCTTTCTTCAGAAGTAGTCTACACTAAACATCAAATACGGAGAACATGATGATTCAAATCAACGCCGCAGCTCGTCTCAAGATCATGGCTAAGGCAGATGAAAGTGCCGCCCGCAAATACCTCAAGTCCTTGGGCATCGATGTAGGTGCCCTTTCCTTCAACGGAAAAGGTGCGATCGACTTCCGACTCGACAACAAGCAGGCCAAGAAGGCGAAAGCTGCGCTGACCAAGCAATTCGGACAGCCCACGGTGGACTCCACTCCTGAGATGGATCTCTGCATGTTTAAGGTGGACGAGACTCGTTCCCTGTTTGTCGAGGTCTACAGGAATGCTGCACGTCCTTGCCTGCTCGGCCTGAACGACGACAACGACTAAGAGGCGACCATGATTCAAATCAACACCGCAGCTCGCCTGAAGGAATGGCTGTAAAGGCCAAGCCAGGGGATGCCATTGCGTATCTGAGGTCGTGCGGACGTCGATAAGCATGGGGCAATCAGCTTTGAACTCACAGATTTCAAAGCGGCGGTCCATGCTCTGACTAAGCGCTTCGGTGCACCAAAATCGCGTCCGCACTATGGTATGCCAGAGCACATATGGTCGGTAGGGAAAGGACGCATTATATCCCTATTCGAGTCGTCCTATCCAGAGCGCCAAGGCACTGTCATGCTGGTGGACACTGCAGCCTTCTAACCGCAGTTCCCATTTTCATCTAAACGGACGGCGATGAGCCGACGTCAATACTCCGTTCGCCTATGAGCGTCACTTAGGGAGATCCCAAATGAAAGACCAAAATCGTTTGAACCTCAGTGGTATTAACACCGTAACGGCTTCCATCACCGACTACAAGGTGTTGACCGCCAAGCTGGCTCGCGTTGTCGTGGCCTTCAGTGGACGTCAGACTCGCGCCGACCTGATCGAATCGCTGGCAAAGCAGCTGAAGTACAACGCTGCTCCGGTGGAAGGTTCGTTCCGTCCGCTGACCGCCAACTCGATGGTCGGTTATGTCCGCACCAACACCGAGCTGCGTCCTACCACCGAACAGGAGCTGCGCGCTTCCTACAAGGTCGTGGCCTCCTCGGCTTCGGGCAACATCCTGATGTCGAATGACGATAGCACTCTGTGGGAAGTTCGTACCGGTGCCTCAGGCATGTTCCTGGCCCGCAAAGGTCAGGAAGACCTGGGTGCGCTGGTGGAATCGGCGGTCAATCGTCGCCACGGTGTGCCTCGCCTGTCGCAGGTTGTTTCCGCAGGTGTGGCTCAGCCGCGTGAGTTCGTGGCCTTCGCTTCGGAGTCCGGCGACATGGACTACGGCTTCTGTGTGCAGGCCTCGAAAGACGGTACCAAGCTGAAGGTCGTGTCTTCGACCTCAGGTCGTGCCGAAGTCATCAAGTCCGAGCAAGTTGCTTCCGTGCTGCCCGCAAAGGCTATGTCGATTCCGCGTGAGGCCCACAACCGTGTTGTTGCTTCCGGCATCAACCGCGACGACGTGAACCAGCAGGTCGAGTACTACTCGCGTCTGTACGGTTACGCCCCCGAATATCTGAACGACGTGATTCGTCAGGTTGAAGAAACGGCGGCGATGTGATGCCTACACAACTGAAGGCCACGCAGCGCCTGCAAGCGGCTACCAAGGTCAAGGCCGACCGCGACAACGAGAAGCATCTTTCGATAAACGCCACGATGAAGAAGGTGGCTGCCCAGTTGGATGATGCTGAACTCGGTAGTGGCGTTAAGCTGGGTGTCGTCGAAGTGCTGGAAGAGAACTATGGCCTCGACGGACTGCTGGCTCCGCTTAACGAAAAGGAGATCTTCTTCAATGCCTCAACACTGAAGGAGATTGCTCGTGAGCTGGAGAAGCTGGAAGCCAAAGAGGACGCAGCGTTTGAACTGGGCTTCGAGATCATCGGTGGCAAGCTCTGCATGATTGTTGCTGATACCGATCCAGACGCTTAAAGCACTTTATAGAGGTGAAAAGAGGGCGGACAGATTAAATCTGTCCGCCCTCTCGTATTTAGGGCGTATTTTAAGCCCTTTAGTACTCGCATGTGGAAGTCACAGCGAAGCCTATTTTAGCGTCGTCACGGGCACTATTCTCTATCAAATAGTGCCCGCCACAACTGCTTTATTGCACGTCGCAGGGTTTGCCGGAATCGTCGGATTCGACAGCAGCGGCAGGCACTTCGTCACTTGCCTCGGTGGAGCCCTCGTCCTCTTCTGGAGTGACTTCACCAGCTTCTGCACCGCCGCCCGGCACTTCGGTAGGCGCTTCGGCGGCAGCGATAGCGGCTTGGCGTTGGGCTTCGATCTCGTCTTCACGTCCGGTAACGAGGATCGTGTTCATGATGGCCTGCACGTTGGCACCGAAGTTCTGTGCGTTCAGGTTGGCCACCATGTTCGTGTCCATGACGCCCATGTGGTAGAAGTGACGGAACTGATTCACCTGATCCTTGGACAGTGCGTTGCGCCAGTCCGGATTCAGCATGGTCAATGCCTTCTCGAAGCCGACGCGGATCTCTACTTGTTCTTGTTGGACTTGTTCAGTCATTTTACTGCTCCTCTAGGGTTGATAAGGCCTCAGACATCCGAGGCCAGGTTGGGTAATTTCTTTGGCTTACCGAGGCTTGAGTCCTCGTCGGCCGCACTCATATCCATCGAGTGGATTTGCATCTTCGAGTAGTCGATCTTCACGTAGAACGGGAAGCTCAAGCTATTACGAGATTTCGGTTGCTCGATTTTCGTGACCCCGGTTTCTTTCGATTCGGGGGTCGCCATCCACGTCCACGACAACGAACTGTGTTCGGTAATGGCTCTCGAGTATTTGATCTTTCCTTCGTCGGTCAACTGACAGAGCATGATGTTGGCTCGGCCTGTGTTCTCGGCGTTGATCTTGCCGTAGCGGGCAACCTGTCCGAGTGCACGGACTTGATCGTCGCCGTCAACGCCTTTCAACAGACCGATGTAGTCCAGAATGTTGATGTCGGCATCATAGGCCGCCGTGGCCGCGTAGACCTCTTCGATGGTCTCGTCTTGCTCCGGCTTGTAGATCGTAAGACGACCGCCCGCTTCCTTGACGCGTTTCAGCCACTTACGGAACTTCTTGCGCACACGATCACGATCACCTGTGGACAGGCGTTGCAGCCATAGGTCACTGAAGTCGATACCGCAGACCGAAGCCATAAGGCGTGTCGTCATCTCCTTCTTCGACATTTCCAGTGGTACCAACACGACCTTGTAGCCCTGTTCAGCAAAGTTCTTTCCCAACACGGTAGCCATGATCGACTTACCGCCACCGGAGTTAGCGCCGATGGTGAACAGGGCACCGCGATAGACGCCGCCCGATACGGAGTCGAAGGCTTCGATCTTCGTTGGAATAACATCTACCGTGTTGTCTTCGTACAGGATGGAATCAACGAGCTCCATCGAGTTGTTGTTCCGTCCGAAGTGAACGAACGTGTCATCGGTGGCCTTGCGAGCGCGGATGACCGATACCGCATTGGAAGTCCTGTGTAGGATGTCTTCGAGATCAGCCTTGGGAGCCTCCAAACGGCGTCCGATGTCCACTGCTAGGTTGTAGAGACCCCGACGTTTCCGATATTTCTCCAGATTGGAGATCGCTTTCTTCGCATCCGACATCGACTGCACTGTTGGCTGCGATTCGCGGAAGTGCTGTCTGGCCTCCTTACTCAGGTCGGGGTCTTCGATGAGCAACTTGTATGTAGGAGACTCACCGGTCTCGCTCATCACTTTCTTAATCGCCTCGTAGACCTCGAGGCTTTCAGCAGAGTAGAAATAGTTCTCGTCCACTCCGGCCAGAAGGGAACCCGCCACCTTCTTGGACTTGGAACACATTCCCCTAAGAACCGCAAGCTCGGCCTTCGGGGACACTAACTTCAGGTTACTCATTTAGACAATCTCCACGCGTCTCTTAACGATCGACTCGCAGAAGTAGGCGATGGCGTTGACAGGGACTCGCAGCTTCGTAGACAGAAACGAAACAGGGTCCATGCCTGATCCGCAGACGACAATCGGAACCTTCGGGTAGGTCTCAATGATGTCGCGGGCCTTCTCCAACTTGTGCGCCGTCGATTGGGCAGTTAAATTCGTGAGTACGATCATGGTTGGTCGCCGCTTATCGCGGTCCAGCCACGGATTGTCGAAGCCACCCGTAAGCGTAATCCACCACGGGTTAGCATCGGAACCAGCACGCTTGCAATGCTGTTCAACCAAGAAGGCGGCAAACAGCTTGGCCTTCTGGTCGTCTGGATTTCCGGTCACACCGTAGATCATCGGACTCAGCGGCGCTTTCAGGAAACGCACTAGCGAACGATCCTGCACGGTCGGTTCAAAGAACTTCTCGTTCAGTTCGTCGCTCTCCAAAGCGAATGCCTCGGCGTCCCATTTAAAGGCACCGCATCGCCACACAGACGACGGCACAATCTGCTGAACCAGTCCGGTGCGTTCGACCTCTATACGTTTCGGAAGCTCAGAGGCCTCGACCTCTTTCTCTCGTATGATCTTGACCTTGGGTTCGGGCTTAGCCTGTCGGGTCGGTCGCTTACCCGGCTTGCCTGTTCCGCCCTTGATAACGTCCACTTACCTCCCCAAGGCTATGTCGGAGATTGCCGTGCCGTTGATGTGAGTCCGAGTGTTGGCCTGACCGTTGTCTGTGGTTTCACCTGGCAGCATAAGGACGGCGTCCACTGCAGGACCTTCCTTGAGGCACACGTGCATCTCGACAGTCAGCGTCTGTGGCACGCTTAACCGTTCGTTGCCGGTGACTGCCGACTTCAGTGCGTCCCATACGCCCGGCCACCCGTTGCGATGCTGGTTAATCAGACGACTCGTTACTATGTGTTGCCACATGGGGCCTCCCTTAAAAGCTATTATTTACTACGTGGTCGCCTCTACTTATCAGGCGCAGGAACTCTAGGTTCGCCACTTTGTGAGGCCTTGACCGCGCGGGACGATTTTCGGACCTACGGTTGACTTCGGGTACGTCCGTGATGAACACGTCTTCGTCGGCTATGCAGGTGATTTGAACCTTGGACTCTATCTTTCCACCGCGAACGCGCACAACCCAGGTGTCGAAGCGGCGAGGCACCAACTGTAGTAGCGCAGCGACGTCAACGTTGTTGACCACTACTGTTTTCACTTCTGGGTCAGAGTATTGCACGGCACCCGTCCACCCTAGTCGCATCAGATTACGGTGACACTCGTCGTATCCCTTGGCGGCAAACCACTCATCGAACGTCATGCGCCCTCCGCAAACAGGGTACTAGCTTTGAGGCCAGCGCTACATAGACGCTCCACTAGAATGTGCGCATCACTTGAGGGCAAACCGAACTCTCGGCCTACGCTCACATAGATCTTGGGCGATGGTAAGTGCTCGACCTGTCCCTTAATCAGGTGCATAGCGTTGGCGTTGATGATGCGGCGATCCATTACCTGCACCTCGTCGTAGCCCTTCTCGTACAGGCTGTTGACGAAGGACTGCACTTCGTCCGGGAATATAAAGGTCTGAACGTCGTAGTTCTGTGCGGCACGTCTACACATGCCGTAGCCCTCGGGGTGGTCGATGTTCGGATTGTGATGAAAGATGACAGCGATTTTCATTAGGTACTCCTAGTGGTCACTACTTCACAGTTAGGCGACAGGCGCATGATGAGACGGTCGATCAAGTCAGTGACCTCTTTTTCTTGCTTCAGCGGTACGTACGCCTTGTCCACTGTCAGATATCCGAACACTACATCACGATGCCGCAAGTCTTCCAGTTCGGAATAGGCCTCGACAATTAGGTCTGAGGTAGATTCTCCGTACTGACGATCTTCCAACATCAGGACCGCGTCGTATCGCTGGACCGCCAGATAGTCACGAACTACTGACCACATAGGGGTTCCTATCAGAGGCGTGACCTTCGGATCTTCCCACGAGGTCATTGTCGTAACCTTTAGTTCAGGTCCACGGAAATTGAAAAGCAGAGCTACTCTCATGTTAGACAATCCCCCTATGATCGCGGTACATAAGACTCGGATATTTCAACATCTCCTCTCGCAGAACAGGTGGCACCTCGCCCACGATAATAGCGTCAGGGTAGTCTTCGTGAATCATTTTCAGGCCTCTGCACATCATCTTCTTGGTACTGTCATCCCACATAGTTTCGGGTGGGGTCGTTACGTAATATACGAGATGTCCGGAGTCCATTAGACGCGCAAGATCGGGCAGGAATTTACAAGACCTCGGTACATAGGAATGTAGCCTCTCCTGATTCAGAGGTCGAGCGGTCATGCACCCTAAAATATTTCCGTCCAGATCACGACCCGGATTTCCAGCAAACAGAAAAATATTCATGCTAGTCCTTTAGCCCGTAGCACGGGCGTTGTAGATGGTCAGCGTGAGTACCTCCGACCAAGCGAACGCGCCCGCAGCGAGGGCACATAGCCGTCGCATCTTTACGCATCCTTGTCGGTGGCACTGGAAATGGTATGATCTTGGCGGTCATCACATCTCCCACGAAGCGAAGTCCGGTTCCTTTTTCTTCTTCAGGTATTCGTTCAACACCTGTTCGTCGATCTTGCTAATAACGGGTTTGAATTTCGGGCGTATGACGCCAAACCATTCCTTACCGAGACAGGCTTTACGTACCGCAAGGTCGTCCAAGAAGATACGGAGTAGCGGCGTAGGCTTCTCCCAGGGGGTAAGGATACGGGACACCCGCTGCTCGCAGTTCTCATTGTTCGCACTCATCGCCACCTCGTACAAAGCACTGGCGCGCGGAATGTTCGTACCAGTCGACAGCAACTTGGTGTTGCCGACGACGATGCGAGCCTTATAGGTACGAGCCTTTTGAATCAGCTCCTTCCGCACATCCTTCTTGAGGCCGCCGTAGAACGGGTGCGCCATCTTCTTACCGGCCATGATGTTGATGGCCTTAACTAGGGCTTTGATCGGAATCACCTGCGACATCGGGATCAGCACCATGTGGCCGTCCTTCGCATCCTTGATCGCCCACTTGGCTATGAGCTTCAGGCGCTGCGGGTCTGTCTCCAAGGACTTGACCATCGTTGTCCACAACGGATTTCCCTTATACACCTTCTTGTAGGCGGTCCGCACCAATCGCACATGCGGTTGCAGTCGTTCGACCTTGGCCTCGAAGATGATCTTGCCTAGCAGGGCCTCAACGATCACGAACTTGTTATCCTTTCGAGACGGCGTGCCGCTCAGGCCGATCTTGTAGCGTGTGTTCAGCTTCGAGATCGTGGACGCATATTGATTCGCTGCCCCCATGTGGACCTCGTCGATGACCAAGACCTGGAACATATCTCGGATCTTCTTCAGCAGAGCCTTCCCTTTGTCGGAGCGGAACGTCTGCACCAAGACCAGACACACGTCGTACTTCTCGAAGTCTTTCAAGGTCTTCGCATAACCCACCTGTTTCTTTTTGGCGTTGGTCAGCGGCTTCTGCGTTTCCGATCCACAGAACGTTTCGTAGAAGCCGTCAAGCCACTCACGTTGGGCTGTGAGAATCATGGTCTTGCCACCGATCTCGCATACTGCTGCCGTAGACAGAACGGTCTTGCCCGAACGTGGCGGTGCCTTGATGATGCCGTACTTCTTGGACTTGATGGCGTCGACGGCCTCCCGTTGGTAATCACGCAGTTCGCCGGTGAACTTCATACGGCGTTTCATCTCCGTGCGCGGTTGCTTCGACTTCCAAACGATATCGCGGTCTTTGAAGATGGCCTTGATACCGTTCTTGTCGCCTGCCGGAATCGACATATAGGTGTTGCCGCCGATCTTCATAGGCTTGACCATCTCGACACCGCCCTTGAACGCCGCACAGTTCGGGCATTGTTCGGATAACCCGTCTTCGGAGGCCAAGCGTTCGTCGTTGAACTCGCAGTCACCGCAGATCTTCCCGTCCTTCTCAAAGAACAGGTGGTAGTGACGTTTCTTCAGAGCCTCAATGTCTGTGGGCTTGATGTCCGATTTCTTGATGAAGAAAGCCTCGCGGGCCACAACCTTTAATTCACGTCCCATTCTTAATCCCTGCTAGTGGATGTCTTAGATACATAGAGCAGACCGTACGAAGTTCCGGATCTGCGTAGAGGCGATTGACCTCGAACCCTAGAGCCTTCAACTTGGACTCAAATTTCCAGATCTCGTTGTTGGCGTTTAGTACGGGAAGACCGAAAGCCGAATTGCAGCCAAGCACCAGTCGCCTAACGCTATCTGGAGCGAGGCCTGTATCGCTTTCGTAGAAGGTGACTCCCCTTACATTCAGCACGTACCGCATTGTCCCTCCCTATATGACCTTACCGGCCTTAGAGTTATCCAAGAGCTTCAGGATGTCCGTCATGTTCGACAGGTGGTAGCCCGTCTTGTCGATGTCGTCCACTAGCGTATCCAAGACCTTGAGGAAGGCTTGGCCTTCGCGCTCGATTTCCAAAGCGCGAGCGATGATCGTGTCGGCAAAGCCTGTGCGGTCGCCCACGGTCTTGAAACGGGTGCCGATACGTTCCGAGAAGTTGGTGAGTATCGAACGCCTCATAGCCTTGCATGCGTCATGCAGGACGTCGATTTGGTTGCTGCACTTGACGCGGATCTCCACCAAACGAGAACGAGCCGCCATGTCGTTCATGGAGGCGTTGAGTAGTGCGTTCGGACTGTATTTACGATCACCGAACATCTTACGGGACGAGCGGCCTGCGTGCAGACTGAGTGCTTCCGCCATGTCCTTCTCTATGTTCAGGCGACCCTCAACCTCTTTGACGATGATCTTGAACTTGCGGTAGTCGCCGGTTTCCCGGATGTCATTCTTGATTCCCATCTACTGCTCCTGCAAAATGGTTTCGATCTCAGGATTAACCTTAGGTGCGATAGCCAGCGTACCCTTGTTCGGAAAATGGTAGACGACGAGGTTTTCATCTTTGATGATCGTCTCGTACGCGTCTGCTGGTCCCTTATTTTGAAGGCTGGTCATCAGATAGGCCCCACCGTTTTCGACGGTGAAACTCGACTGGAAAAGGAAGCCGACACGCTGCCCATTGACTACAGCGAAGCTGATGTCGAACATGCAACTGGCGGGCAGACGTTGCCCTACCTGTATTTGGGTGCCGGCCCGAAGTTCTACGATAGGCAGAAAGTAGGCGCCCGACAACTCGTAGAAGATGCCGGGCACACAGTCGTTTAGGACTCTCATTCCTGATTCAGCGACAGAATGACCGTCGAGTTCTTCAGGTGAACGGCCAAGAACTCGTCTTTCACGAGCTTCATCTCGACGTTCTCTCCGCCCTTGCGAACCGCCTCATCGAACTGCTCGAAGTCGATGGCGAACTTGCAGTTCTTGGATTTGACTTTGATCTGTGCTTTGGCCGATCCCTGCACGGTCGTTACTTCCAGGCGCAGCTTACCGTCCTCGACGGCGACCTTAACCTCGGAACGTTCCTTAGTTGCGATAGCCCTGGAGTTTTCGAGGAAAGACAGCACGTCCTCTTTCGGCACAACCAGAGCTTGCCCCTCTGCCTTCTTCGCAGCCTTGGCGGTCTCGATTACCTCAACCAGCGTCAGCTCGTTCTCTTCCTCCTGTGGCAGCGAGAGGTTGACCTTCACCAACTTGTTTGCGACGGCAACCGAAGCCTTACCGATCTTCAGAGCAAACGCAGTGTTACCGAATGCGTCCAGCACAGCGGTCAGCGTGTCCAGCGGCAGCTTGAGCTCGGTATCGCCTTTGACCTCATCGGAGTTCAGAAACGCCATGTGGTTCACGTCGTAGCAGGCGACGAACGCACCCTTTGGCGTCAGCTTCAGGCCAACCGGCATGAAAGAGGACAGCAACGCCGTCGGCTTCAGCGCCACAGTCGAGACCGCCGAACGAATCCACACTGCTTGCTCGGCGTCGAATTCGATGGTCTTGGTTTTCTCTTCCTCGACAGGCTCCATCTCGAGCGCATCGACGGTAGCCAGGTCGCACTTGTATGACCCGGACTTGATCTTGCACATGGTCTTGGAATATTCGATCTCCAGTTCCTTGCGATTCTTGGTCGCATCGCGGAGGGCGTTCATGGAGATAGCGAAGGTACCGGCCTTACCTTCGACGGTGGCCGGAATGTTGACGGAGCACCGGGCAGTCTCCGAAGAGGCGTGGATGTGGATCTTCTTCCCGTTACTGCTGATGGTGACGTTGCCACTGTCGGGAGCGGCCAGTCGACCGATTACGCGCAAGGCTTCTTGAATGGATGCGGCCTCTGTTTTAAAGTTCATGGTAGTCCTTGTTGGGCAAAACTATTATTTACTATCGTCGGTGTCATCGAAATTAATGATCTTCCATAGACCATACCAACAGGCGCCAACACAGATCCAGATCAGGATCAGCATCGGCGGCATCGAGTTGTTGTCAAGGAAGATCCTGGTAATACGATACGCTCCATAGGTCGTGATAACGAGCATGGCTATGAGTACTGCTACGCAGAACTGCATGTTGCCTCCTTGCTGAAGGGCCGTATCCAAGATCCCCTCGAGGTCAAAAAAGACCTGCCGGTTAGAGCAGGCCTGTTGTCTGATTATCAGACAGTGACGGTGAGCGTCAGTGTTGCGGTCACAGACTGCCCGGCGCGGTCGGTGATCTTGTAGGTGAACACGTAGTCGTCTGCAGTTGCTTCGTGCAGCTTCAGAATACGAACCGTGTTGTACTCAGTACCGCCAGTCGGCGTGACCGTAGGGAATGCCACGATGGTAGACTTGAAGATGCCGCCCGCCGGATTGCTCACGATCTCGATCTTCAGGGGATCTTTAGTCGACTGGGTCTTGAACAACTCAACCCAGTTGAAGTCGAAATACGCACACTCGTGCGTCAGCTGGTTGAGGCCGATAGTAACCGCCCAGGTCAGTGCTGCGTCGTCTGCGTCTGGTGGCGAAGGAGGTGTCGGAGGCAGTCCAGGCGATTCGTTCATTCCCCATTTCAGGTCGGTCAGCAGCGGACCCCATGACAGGCGATACTGTTGACCGATTACAGGCATCAGCCACTTCATCGCATACTGACTGTCGTCTACACTGACGAACTCCGGTGCAGCGTAGGGGCGACTGTTGAACGGCAGCCACGGATAGACAGCAGCCATGTACTGACGCACGCGAGTCAACTCCGGGTCGCCGAACGGCTGGGCGGGCAGCGTCAGAGTGGTCAGCGGAATCTCTACGCCAGAGGGAAGAGTGATTTCGGTTTCAGTACCGTCGAACGTGGTCTCGGTGATATGCAGCCAGCCGACGATCATGTTGTAGTCGGGGCCAACTACGACCGGCACTACAGTCTGTTTCGATGGAGCGTCCAGTGGAAGCCCGATTTTGTTGATAGCCATTTAGTCCTCTCAGTTTGTAACTTGCACTTTGACGAAGGCCAGATCCGTACCCGCACAGGTAATGCCGCAGATACAGAGACCTCCGGATGGATCGGGTGCCGCAACCAACAGTGGATCGGTGACGAGAACCGAAGTGTTGTCTACCGATTTAACTATGGAGCGGATCTTGACTGCTGCCAGTAGCGGCTGCGCCGCAACGTCCTTGAATGGCATCGACAGGGCAGCTACGTCCAGAGCATAGAGCATTACGTAGGAGCCTGTCTTAGGGGTCAGAAATTCTGAACCGTCGAATACCAGGACATTGTCAGCCACGTCTAGGGTTGCTGTGTTTCCGCTAGGTAGCAGTACGGTGATAATCATGTGGCCTCCATTAAATTACTTCTTACTTGCTTTGACGATGTACAGGATCTCGAAGGTCTCGACGCCATGAGCTTTCGCTACCAGCTCCTCGTTATGGCTCTTTCGGTAGTCTTGCACAGCGCTCTTGAGAACAGCGCACTGTGGATCGGCCATCAATGCCTTCAGACGTTCGAGCTTGAAGCTAGAGTTCAGCTTCTGCCTGAGCTTCGTGTACGACTCAGTGCCCGATAGATAGCCCAGTATCAGGTGACGAACCGTGCGCTGCAAATCGTAGGGCGTCAACTTGTAGATCTCGTTCTGAACGTGATTGAGGAACGATGGCTTAGTCGCCACATGCACAAAGTCCTCGATGGGCATTTCATTGGAAGAGAACTTCCAATCCTCCGCGAAGGGATTGACCACAGCGTGCTTCAGAGAAGCCGCTAGGTTTGTTCGCCAGTCTTTGATGATGCGGAGATTGGTAGACTGCAGTTCAGCTAGCGAGCCGCAGACATAAAGGATCTGCTGCTGATAGTCCAACCAGTGACGACCGACGGCCTTGATGTTTGGCATGATAACAGGCCACGCTGGTTGCTTAGCCGCGTTCTCCACTACGGTAGGTCGCGCCCTCAGCGACGAATCGATTACCACGTGGGAGACTCGCAGGGCGGTCATCGCCGCCGAGATCTGAAGTGGGGAAGCCAACACCCCATAGGCATTAATCACATTCCTCATTACTTGATGGTGCTCGGATGGCCTAAGACCATTCGGGACTCTCCCTTTTCTTTGACGACAGTGTACTCGGTTGCGCCGTGGTAGCGCTCGGCGGTGCGTGGCGTAATTACCACTATCGAAGGGATCACTCGTCCCAGAATTGGCAACAGCTTCTTGAATGCCTCAGTGGTCTCTGCCGAGAACGCGGCGTCTGGCTCATCGAGGATCAGCACGTTACTGCGCTTGTGTTGCGGCACGAACTTCAGGTGAGCGAACACCAGAATGAACGTGTAGAGCTTCGACTCTGCGCCACTCAACTTACGCACATCGGTGGTCTTGGTTTTGATCTTGCGGCCCTCACGATACTTGCGCGTCACGGTCAGACTGATTTTCGAAGACTCCCAGGAGAAGCCGAACTCGAAGTCTTCGGGGAAGATGACCTTGGCGATGCGGTTGACCTCTTTCATCAGACGGGTGCTCACGGCTTTAACGGCCATGCGCTTCATATTCTTGTCGGAATAGGCTTCGACCAAAAGCCTCAGCGATTCTTCTTCGGCGAGCTCGGCCTTCATTTCTAGCAGGCGGTCCCTGTGTTTCTTCAGACTGGAGGTCACCATCTGATTAACCTCGAGACGTGCCTTGATCTTTGAGACACGCTCATGAATCTCGTTAATGCGAGCCTGAAGCATAGGGCCCTTAGAGGACGCGGCGCGCTGCTTGTCCGTCAACTCACGCAGGGACTTGATGGTCTCTAGATTCGGCTCCATAAACTCAAGGAGCTCTATACGCTGACGATCCTCTTCGACCATGCGCTCGCAGACCTCGACTTCCAACTTCTTACCAGTGAACGGCTCTGGTTCTTCTGGCAGATCACGAATTTCTTTTCCCCAAGCCTTTTGATCCTTGGCGAACTCAATGTCCCGCGAGACCTCTGGCATATCGACCCCGATGGCCTTGAATTCGGTGCTCCATTTCTTGTAGGACTCGTATGCGTCTTCGTAGTCGTCCCACTGCTCATGAAGGTCGAGGTCAGCTTGAAGGGCTTTCAGTTTCTTGCGCAGGACCTTTGGGTCTTTGATCTTAACGTCTTGACCGCAGCTATCACATTTGCCCGAGCCAAACCGCTCTGCATGTTCCAGACGATGTTCAACGGACTCCAAGCGAGCGCGTAACTCCTTCTTCGATTCCGAAGGGCGATCCTCTGCTGGGGCTTCGGGCTTCTGTACCCGGTTCTCTTCGAGGTCTCGGAACCGCTGACGCTTTTCACGTAACTCGTCTAAGACCTCAGCAGCTTTGCGGCATATCTTCAGCGCCTTCTTTACACCAAGACGTGCGACCAGTTTTGCAGCACCCTCCGAAAGCGACGCCACTGCTTTGTCATACTTGCGCGAGTCTCGCTGATAATCTTGCCAGGCGCGAGCGTCCGCCAACTTCTCCTTATCCTCTTTGAGATTGAGGCGGGCGTCCTTATAGACCTGCGTGAATTCCGCAAGATCCGGTACCACTCTATTGAAAGCCTCAATCTTCTTGGCGGCGGAAGTCTCGAAGGCCAGTAACTGTCCGATGGTCTGGAGTCGCATGTTCTTGCGATTCAGGTCATCCAGTTCCTCCTCGTAGGCCCGGACCTTCTCTTCCAGAGCCAACCTCTTCTCTTTTGGTAGGGCCTTTTCTCGTTCGGCATCGAACACAGCCCGCAACTCTTTGTAGGCTGCACGGGTACGCTTTAGAGCGGAGAGCTCGGCCTCGAAGATGCGGCGCTCTACGTCAATCTTGTGCAGACCAAAGGCCTCGGTGAAGAACTTCTTGCGCTCGGAAGACGAACCCATTACCAGAGGGTGTGGTACCCGCGAATCCAAATAACCGTAGGTGTTGAACTCGTGGTGCGACATGGGTAAGTGCTTGCGCAGCCACGCCTGTGCATCTGGCTTACGACGGAAGGCCTTAGGCTTCCCGTCTACGATGATGTCGAGCTTCGTGTTCTTGCGAATGACCTCGACCTTACGGTCTTTGATCTTCAGCGTTATGCCCCGCTCACCTTCTTTGACCGTGTCCTCTTTCAGGCCTACGATCGGCTCCTCGTACAGAATCTCACCCAAAGACGAGAACGCGAACGACTTACCTGCGCCGTTCGCTTGCATGGACTTCTTCCCGTTAGTACGGTTCAATCCGTAGACTACAGAGAGTCCTCTCTTAAACGTGAACTGTAGGTCCTTGAACACCGGAGTGTTCTTCAGGTAAAACGAGTGGAGATGCTGAGTCATTTGGAATCACGAAGTTGATGTTGATGCTCTCTACGGGCAGAACTGGAGTGAACTTCACCTGGCAGATCATGATACCGATCTGGGTTGCGGCCCATTTGCGTTGTCGTCGCAGGCCACGCACACGAGGACGTTTGTTATCTACGAGCCGACCCTCCTGATCTATGAACTGAATGGGTTGGCGACCTCGTTTGACCACGAACTTCGTGATGACCTGTGACGGGCCAATCTCGTAAGGCGCAACGTTTGGAAAGAGGGTGCGCATACGTTCAGCACACTCTCGATAGTACTCGTCTGTGAACTTGGGGCCTTGCCCTTGTTCACGAGCGTCCGCCAGAAAACGAGCGAGCTCGCTTTTTATTTTGCTGACCAGCCGGCCAACGTTTATGCGATCGAGTGCGCTCATTCGATGACCCTCCATGTCAGGTACGCGTCCAGTGGATCGTCGGTAATCGGGATGGGTGCCACCCACTTGCCGGGCTCCAGTTCCGACTGTGCTGTGATGACACGGAACTCGTACATTCGCTTAGGAAGCGCCGGGTCGGCCCACACGTCAACCGAGTACGAATGACTACTGCTCCACGAGTTGTAGCGTGCGCCAATCGGAATTATTCCGACGGGCAGTTCGATACCACTCATGTACGCTTCGTTGCTAAACCGGACGTTGATAATCTTCATTTCGCCTGGTTCTCCTTGATGAGCCGGTACAGCTTCGCCATCAGCATGTCGGTGGCTGGCATCTGGAAGGTTGCAGCCTGTGCGCGAGCCTCGGTGATCGTCGCATTGACGTTAGCCATTATGCCCAACGAGAGCTTCAGCGACGACACGTCCTTGATGAGTTTCTGTCCCCACTTGGAGGCAAAGCCCTTGCGATGACGCTGGCCTTCCAGTACGGCGTTGTTCAGCACGTTTGCGGCCAGCCACTGCAGCTTCATGACGAAAGCGTAGTCGTCTTGAACGTCCAGCAGGCCACGCGCCACGGCCTTGAACTGACCTTGGAATACGGCGAGCATGACCTTGTATGCCAGTTCATCATCTGCACTCTCGGTAGACTTCAGAACCTGCGTGATGTGGTCCTTAGTCAGCAGCTTCGGCTTCTTGCCTTCGATGCCTTCGTAGTACTGCTGTAAGGCCTCCATAGTGTTAGCTAGAGAGCGCATGTCGGTAACGGACTTGGCTACCGCCTTAATCAAGCGGTCTTCGTCGTCCAGGACGTACGCCATGTCCTCGCCCTTGGCGATACGTTTCGCCTGCTTAACCAGATCAGCGGTCGTATGCTCTTCGAGTACGAATTGATTGCAGCGCTTCAGATACGCACGCCCGGTTTCGCTGGACTGGAATTTCGCTGGCTCCATGGAGCAGATCACGAACAGAGTATTGGCCGGGGGCTCTTCCAGATCCTTAAGGAACGCATTTGCCGCCTGCCCGTTCGACAGCAGACCCTGGGCCTCGTCGATGACGATGACGCGACGCTTGTGCTGGGGCTTGAATCGAGCGGTTTGTCTCCACTTGGCCACGTCCTCCATAGTCTTCTGGGCGCTGCCGTTGACCTCCATGTAGTCACGCGAATCGCCGATGGTCTTCAGGCCGTTGATGTCGGCGGCGAACGCACGGGCCAGCGTAGTCTTACCGGTACCAGAGGGGCCGAAGAATGACATTGCACTCGGCACCTTACCGGAGTTGACCATTCCCTTCAGCCTCGTTACAGCGGCCTCGTGGCCGATGACGCGTCCCAGATTCGCAGGACGATACTTGCGATGCAGACCATTCACTTCACTCATTTGTTCCTCAACTGTTGTAGATAATTCTCTGAATAATCACGGACAAACATCCGGACCTTGTAGCTTGGTACGTGCGGCGCATCGTAGATCCATACCCACTCGCCGTCAGCCATAGAGCGACCGCTAAGCACACAGGTGCCCTTTAGGGTAACGCGGGTTACAACGGCACCCTCTACATACCGGACTTCGACATCGTATCCTTCGTAGTTGAAGGACTCGAAGCCTTGGCTCTGTGTGGTTACTGCGCCGGGCTGCTCACATAGAGTGCGGCACAGCCAGTGCTTCAACTTTTGGACTTTCGTTTCCATGATTCGATTTCCTCCTTCATGAACTTCTTCACAGCCTTCGACGCACTCTCGTACAGCGCAGTACGTACCTCAGATGCCTTCTCGCCGGACTCGACTTCAGCCGACTCGGTGACTTCTACAACTACGGGTTCGAACTGGACGACCTGAATAGTTTTGGTGACGGATACGGTGATGACACGGCGTTTCATGCTTTCCTCGTTGAATAGTGGACACGCCGTTATTTACTATAGGCTACGCAACGGCAGGTAGCGTTTGCGGTCGCCGACCTTGTAAGCAGCCCGCAACTGTTTCTTCAGCGGGACGTCGCGCTTGCACGTCGAGCACCAGTCGTTGGCGCAACGACCAAAGCGTGCGAGAGCCAACACCTCGTCTAAGGTCCCTGCCGCCAGCACCTCTTTGTGCTGTAGCTTGTAGGTCTTGGTGCGCTTCATTATGCGCTTGCCGTCCGTGCCCTTGATGTCGAGGATCTTCACCCACACTGCGGGTTCCACCGGATTGTCGCGTGGAATGAACTGAAGCATAACGCCTTCGACCTTGATGCCGTACTGTAGGTAGAGCATCAGCGCGTAGGTCTCGACCTGCTCTATGTAGACCTTACCGGGACTCTTTTTCTTGTAGGACGCGCCGCTGACAGTACAGGTCTTGAAGTCCAAGATCCAGTACTTGCCGTGACGGTCCCTGAAGATCGCATCGATGTGGCCTACCACGCCCTTGTAGTCGATCAAGACCTCATGATAGTCCATAGTGATCTCGCACTTCGGACACTCTGAATTGGTGGTCAAGCGCTGCCACTTTCGGCACGAAGGGCAATGCCAGTCGGCCAAGAGCTTGCCGCCCGGACTCATGAACTTCTGCACGACCTCGTGGACAGTCGTCCCCACTGAAGTGTAGAACGTACCCAAGAGGTTCAGCGTCGAGACCATACCCATTGTAGCGTGCTGTATGAAGAACCCACTAGGACAGAAAGGGAGTTGGGACGGCCTCAGGAATTTGATTCGAGTGGCGTCCCGCTTGGAGGCCATGAATATTTCTTGGGCCTCTTTGTAGGCGGCTATTACGTCTGCCTCTACTTGTTTCTTTTTAAGCTTTACCTTCAATTTGATGTCTTTCCCCACTGTCAAGGAATTGAAATGATCCTACAGCTTACAGACTACGCAATCGGAGTCCTCGCTACCAACCCTTCCCCGGTTCTGGATGTATTCCGCATCGGTGCGGCCTACAACTATGTACCGGTTTCGACCGACACTAACCTGCACGGTGCTGTCCTGTTTACCGGACAGATTGCGCCGCCACTGGTTATCAACGCCAACGTTGTTAAGTACACGGTTTCGATGGGCACCTCAGTCGGTGATTTCGACTGGGGCGAGGTCGGCTTTTTCTATCAGGGGCAGTTGTTTGCTCTGGCCGCAGACAACGTACTGCAATCGAAGATCAAGGTCGGTGCTACCACCGGCAACCAAGTTCGACTGGACGCATTCCTGTCCGTTGTCGGAACGAACTACAACATGATCGTTGACCAAGCGGACTCGGCGAACCAGTTCCAGATGTCGAACCTTTCGACTATCGACCAACTGCCGCCAACGAATCAAACGTCCCCTAACTGCTATATAATTAGCGCGCTGGACTCCACTCAGTCGTCGTTCATCGCCTACACCGACCGGACTAGCCTTTGGAATTTCGACGCCTATCAATACGGTTCGGCTATGTCGGCCTCGATCACGGCAGCCGACAGTCAGTCGGTCACCATCGCGACCTCCGAGTTTACGACCGATATGATCCCGGCGTACTTCGGTCAGGTGGCACTGCAGTACGCAACGGGCCAAAACTACTCGATCTGTCGCAACGTACTGGCAGCTAACGTAGTTGGTGCGACGGCTACGCTGACGTTCCAAACGCCGGTGGCTTCGCTGCCCGCAGTAGGCGACAAGATTCGGGTCTACAAGCGCGTGCTCGGTAGCGCTGCACTGCAGATTCCGATTGCGACGGCGACCACTCTTGGCGGTATCAAGATCGGTGCCGGCCTCATCATCGACCCGCTGACTGGCGTATGCCAAGTGGACGCCGCGTCCTTGGGTGCCGTGACCTCCGTCAACGGCAAGACCGGAGTCGTGAACCTGGTGGCCGCAGATATTCCGGGTATCTCGCTGGTAGGTAAGACCGGCCTCTACAGCGACTTGATCGGCGCGCCAGGCCCGTACACTCTTCCGGTAGCGTCGCAGACCGTGTTGGGTGGCGTTAAGGCCCCGGCCTCCGGTAATCTGACCATCGCAGGTAACGGCGTGATCGATCTGGGCTTCACTCCAGTCAAGACAGTGAACAGCGTCGGCCCAGACGCCAACGGCAACATCGTAGTGACATCCACCGACATCGGACTGATTAACCCGGTCTCGGTAGCGGCCTCGACGAACCTGAACACGCTGCTCACCACCGGTCTATTTACTGTGACTGCAGGTGTAACGCCTACTCTGGGCAACGCCCCAACCGCGTCGGGTGCGGCAACACTGGAAATCGTGCCCCTCGTGAATAGTGGCGTAGGTGCCGTAATTCAGCGGTGGACCAACCAGAGTTCTATGTGGTGGCGTCAAGGCGTCGGTGCCTCTTGGGGTCCGTGGGTTGCGCTGGCTACTCAAGCAATCGCCACGACAACTAGCCTCGGCGTCGTACAAATCGGTTCTGGTATTTCGGTGGACCTGGCAGGTATCATCTCGGTGGACAACACGCAGTTGCCTAAGGCCACGACCTCGGTCTACGGCGTGGTCAAGGTGGGTGCAGGTCTGCAAATCAATGGCACGACCGGCGCGCTGGAGGCCACCTTCCAAGGCTACACTCTGCCAATAGCAGGTGTTGGTACGGGCGGCACCCTGGGTGGTATCAAGGTCGGGTCTTCCCTGTCCATCGATTCGGGCACCGGCCTGCTGAATACCAAGCTTCAGACTGTCAACGGAGTTGGCCCAGACGGCTCTGGTAACGTTGTAGTACCCTCCGACAACACCAAGCTCAACATCGTGAATGGTACGGCGCAGGGTCTGTATCTCAAGCACAAAGACCTGGGAGCCATAAGCCCTGGCGGTCTGGTATCGATTCTGGCTGCAGACGCTAATTCGCAGTCGGCTTCGTTCTCCGGCGGTTCCTTGTCGTGGACCTTTACTTTCCCGGTCAACGCATACGCAGAGGTGCAGGTAGAGATCACCAACGGCGGTCTGGCAACCCACACGTTTGCTGCTGCGGTGAAGTGGTACAATCCAGACGGCACGACGACTCCGACGTTCGCCACCTACATGACGAACAAGCGCGGTTCGGGCATCACCAACTTCCAAAGCAGTGGTGTCGACTTCGTCGTCTTCTGGAGCCGTGACGGCGGCACCAATATCTACGCAATGGTGCTGTAAGGGGGTAGTCATGATGCTCAAACGGAAGTTCTTCCCAAACTTGGCAACCACGCCACCACCGCCAAGTTTGGGCCTCACGTATTTCAGTCCAAGTTCGACCACTACTGCATTTCGTGTGTACGATCTAACGAACGATAGTACCGGACTTTCGTCCGGCGTTATGCCGTCAAACGGAATAGGATCTTCGTGTCAGGGCGCTATCGGCAATTCGCTAGCCGGCATCTGGTATGACGGAGGTGCTGGCAGTTCCGGTACGCACAAATACACGTGGTCCTCGAATGCCGTCTCAGTTGGGGGTAACCTGAGCTTTGCCATATCCAACAGTAGCGGCTATGGTATGGGCAACGATGTAGTGGGCATCGTCGGGCGAGGTGGCGTGGCGGGCACTCCGTCGCGTACCTACTGTCGGTATACCTTCTCTTCGGACTCGGCAGCGGCTGCGGGCTCTATGCCTTCGGGTGCAGATATAGCTCGCTGCGCCGCTGACGGCAATCTGACGATCGGTATTCTGGTGATTAACAACACCACGTTTGCGCCAACAAGGGGTGCGCTGTCCTATGTTTACGCTTCCGATACGGCTGCGATTCATAACAACGCCTTGGCGCGCACGCACAGCGGCGGTGGTTCCGACTCGTCTGTGTCGAACTCCACCAGTGTTTACTTCACGGCCCTGTCCAACACCGAGAAGTACAACATCGCTGCCAACACGAGTACGGGTACGCCTGCGCTTAGTGGATCGTGCAACAGCTACAAGGGGGCGGCGGACGGAACACGCGGAATCATTCCACTCGGGGGCGGCACCGCAACTACCAACATCGTTACTTTCGCGTCCGACACCTGGGCACCAGGTACGGCCTTCCCAAATACTGTAAGCAACTCGTCCACGAACGGACTGGCTACGTACAACCCGGGCGTCAACGTCTAGCGGAGGACTCATGTTGAGAAGGAAATTCTTCGGCCGAAGTGAGGGCTCTACTTCGCCGTCAATGCAGGGCACCGGGTATTTTGCTAGTTCAGGAACCGGACGCAATGCCACGGTCTACAACTTTGTTGCCGATGTACTGAGTCTGTCTGCTTTCACTTGGGCAGGTGCAACCACTGTTCCGCTAAGTTCCCGAGTGGCTTTCGGGAACTCAAGTGTTGGTCTGTGGGCGATGTCGAATGCGGGTACCACTACATACCGGATAACGTGGGCAACGGACGCCAGTGCCAATGGCGCAAACCTGCTTACGAGCCTTGGTACATCGCAGGGCTTCGGCATGGGCAATGACGTCAAGGGCGTTTACGGACCCGGGCAAACACCGTCGACTGCCCTGTACACCTACAGCTATGCAGGTAATGCGTTTGCTGCGTCTCCGGCCTCGCTTTCACTGGCTATTCTGTCGGCACACGGCTGCGGGAACAAGACGTTCGGAGTCGTAGTCTTGTCGTCCACGGGTACGGCGAACACCAACACCTACACGTATGCGACGGATGTGCGAACGGCTGGTGCCGCCATTTCCTACGGATCGGCAACTATTGGCGGAGGATCTATTGGTAACTCCACCAAGGCCATCTTTATCAAGAACGGCACATCGCAGACGAGTCGGTACACGTATTCGACTAATACGAACACCAACAGTACGGCGCTCTATACGTCGAGTACCAACGGAAGCGGAGCGATTGGAGCCTCTGACGGCACAACCGGGCTGCAGTTGATCGGAGGTTCCACTACAGCCACCGCTCGATGGAACTTGACTAACGATACGAATGCGGCAGGTGCAGCGTTCAGCACCATCCAGGGTCTGAGTCCTGGCGTTAGTTCGTACAATCCGGGCGTCAACGCTTGAGTATGCAGGTGAGAAAGGGAGATCCTAGCGATAGGATCTCCCTCTTTTATTTTCGGCGACCGAAAAGGCCTTTGGTTTTGGGCCAACACAGATCTTGGTGTGCGTACCACCACTGCGACTGGTCTTCGACTTGTAGCTTTGCCGGTTTCAGGGTCTTCGGATCTGGGAGTGCCAGATCAGTCTTTAGAGTCACGAGTTGTCTGTTGATAACGAGCTGTGATTGCTTTGCTCGCAGTATCTTCTTCGTCGCATCGTCTGCTGCACCAAAGAATGCTTTGACCGATCCGTATTTATTGCACGCGGCCTTCGCTTTTGCTGGAGTGATGATCTGCGGTATGTCGTCGATTGGGTCCCCTATAAGAGTCTGCAACATAATCATCTTCGAGACCGGGACGCCTTTCGACTTCTCTGCCTTCTCGGCAGTTATCCACTTGGGCTCTGGCTTTGCGGACGAATCGTACATCCGTACTCTGGGTCCCAGCACTTGATAGCCATCTTTGTCCTGCCCTCCGATGATGACTTCGTACCCGGCCTTCACGTACTGCACAGCCGCAGAGGCCGCAACGTCATCAGCCTCGTACTTCTTGTGCTGCATGAACGTCAGGCCCAGCCTAGCACAGAGCTTGCGCAACTCTGGCAGACACTCATAGACCTCGCGATAGCGCTCGTCTGCATCCTCTGCGGCCTTGCGCTTTTCCTCGCGGGCCTCCTTTCGGGAAGCCTTGTAGTGCGGAAACAGTTCGTACCGGAAATTTTGGTTTCCGTCGAATGCCACAAGTACATGAGTGGCCTTGACCTTGACTGCGTCTTTCAGCACGAGTCCGATGAACGGCTTTGGCAGAGCCTCCGATAGCGAGCGCTCGGTCTTCTGCCCGTATGTGTGGAACACGCGATTCAGATACCACGGTCCGTCTACGACGAAAATACGTTCCATTAGTGCACGCTCCCTGAGTAGATTGGGGCCTCTTGCACCAAGGTCAGTATGTAATCGCCGTCTGGGACAGCGACCTCGAGTTCGCTTGCGGGATCGACGAACTTGACGGTCAAGCCGGGCGCGATTCTCCGCAGTTCAGATTGAATCTTGTGCTGCATCGGCAGCGGCTCCAGATGAGTGAGACCTGGCTTCGTATAGTAGATCACCATGTCGTTAGCCTTTGCCAACGTCAGCTGTGGGTTGAACACTGTACGGCAGGTGTGGGCGTCCATATACACTCCTAAGCACTCCATTTTGGTCCTCCCTTTCTCTTGCCAAATATTTACTGATCTCAATTTCATGGCATGTTTGAAATTTGAGGAAACCATGGATCCTAAAGTAATAGAGAGCATGGCCGCGTGGAAAGACCCACTAGGCTACCCATGGTCAACCTACCTTTGGGTGGTTGGAATCGCCTGCTTAGCAGGGGTGGTTAAGCACTTGAACGGGATGGAACGCTTTCGCATCGGCCGACTATGCATCGACTTAGTAACGGCGAGTTTTGTGGGTGTTGTTGCCTTTTGGCTGTGCAAGGCCAAAGACATCGACGGTCCTATGATGGCGGTAGCAATCGCCCTAGCAGGTGTCATGGGTAATCGGTTCTGGACTGAACTGGAGAACGTCTGGCGTATAAGGTTCGGCATCAAGCCGAAAACTAACGATGACGAGGTCAACAAATGAACTTTACAGCCATTGTCGTATGGTATAAAAGCGTGGCGGCGACCCTCAACGGATTGGTCGCCGTCAGCTCTCTTTTAGTGGTGCCAATGTTGGTAGTAGCTCCGATCGCCTGGCTTACGGAGGGCCATACGCATCTAAGGTCAAATCTCCGAACCTCTGGTGTTGGGGAGTACCAACGGCTATCCGGTGATCTGCAGTTTGAGCGCGCACCGCTCAAAGTGACGTACAAGATGGAACTGGTGAATCCGATTTCGGGGGAGGTCGTGTCCTTCCCCACGGTGGAAACCAAGGGCGTTCCGCATTTCGACAACACGCTACTACCGGTGCCCAAGTCGCTGAAGCCCGGTACCTATGTGCTACGCGCCAACGTCCATTACGTGACGAACCCGTTGGTTGCACAGAACGAAGTGGTGGAGGTATCAACCATAGTGGTGGACTAACATGAAAGCGATCAAGTGGGTTTTGGCGTCGGTGTCCTTTGCCGTTGCAAGCACCGTAACGTACTGGCTCACCGAGGGCGAGGAGTGGATTCCTAATCCAAAGATTTCAGTCGTTCGTCAACGCGAAGGCGACAGTACAACGATAGACGTACCACTGCAGGTCTATGTGAAGTTACCGGAGTTGACGCTTAGCGCCCAAGTGCGCACCATCGGCGGTAGAGTGATTACTGAAACAGACCAAGTGGATTACCTAGGGGACACCGAATACAAGTTCGTGACCCCGAACTCGCTCAAACGAGGACGCTATGAGGCGTTCATCGTAGCTGAATATCAGTTGAACCCCTTGCGTCGCGGAGAGATTGAGCGACTCATGGCTATTATTTATGTGGAGCCGGCACTATGATTACGTTACAACAGTTCACGGCCTTTGGCGGCCCGTCAAACCAGGCGCTAGTTGATGCCATAAACTCGGCGATGGAGGCCAGGTCCATAAATACCGCGCGCCGTATCCGATACTTCCTGACCCAGGCGTATCACGAGTCCCGAGCCTTTACGCGCTTTGAGGAAGACCTAGTCTACAAGACGCCAGAGCGCATTGTCCAGATGTGGCCCAAGCGCTTTGCTTTGGTTTCGACTCCAGGTCGACTGCTTGCCAGCGACTACGTGAGGCAGCCGCAGAAGTTGGCGAATCTTGTATATGCTGGTCGCTTTGGTAACGGCGACGGCGCATCCGGGGATGGCTGGACGTTCAGGGGGCGCGGTCTTTTCGGACTGACCTTCAAGGACAACTACCGGGAATACTCCAAGGATACATACGGAGACGAACGCATAGTGCAGAACCCAGATCTAGTAAGTACGCTGCGAGACGGCGTACTTAGTGCAGCATGGTTTTGGGATGACCAGGGTCTCAATGCACTGGCCGACAAAGACCTGTTCACTAAGGTCACGATCGAAATTCAGGGTTCTGCCGACACAGTACCCGAACGCCTAGTAGTACTCAACAACAAAGCCAACAAGATTTTTTAAGGACGAAAAAATGGCAACTCCACTCTTCATACCAGCTATCTATCACGACGGCCCAAACTTCGGTCAGATTCTTATCCCCTACGTTGACGTGTTGCCAGTCCAGTCGACGAGCATTGCTGCGATCTTGGCGGCGAACGTTGGCCCGTTCGAGGCCGGCATGTATGTGTATTCGGTCGTCCTTGGGTGGCAGTTCGCAATGCCGATTGAGGCCGTGAGTGCCATAGTGCTGAACGGCGACGGAACCGAGATTTACGTGAACGTGACGTCCACCGTTACCCTGGGTCCGACCTCGATCGTCTACCTGAACGGCCAGCTCCAGACCGGACACGATTTGCCGCCAGCAGGTACCAGCGTTTACGCAGTACGCCTGCCAAAGGCTATCACTGGTGCAGTGACTGCCGTCAATGGTATGGGCGGTGACATAAATCTGGTGGCTGGTCCTAACATGCAGATCACCGATGACGGCGCAGGTACCATCACCTTCGAGTCGACCGGTGGTTCCCCGTACACCTTGCCTCCGGCTACCCCAACAGTGCTGGGCGGCGTAATCGTTCCAGCAGGTTCCAACATTGCAGTGGACGGTTCGGGTAACATCGATCTGTCTTCTGCTGCGCTGGCTAATATCAACGGCAAGATCAGCAATGTGGTCTCCACTGGTGCAGGAACATCGCTGGTCTCTGGCGTGGCCGCAGGTGTGGCAAGCTTGAAATCGCTGGCGGCTGGCACCAACGTGACCTTCAGTGAAGCCGGAGGCGTGCTGACCATCAACAGCACTGGCGGTATGACTTCGGTTACTTTGACTGGCGACGTGACCGGCACTGGCTCCGGTACGGTACCTACATTGCTTGCACCGTCTGGCGTTGCGGCGGGTACCTACACCAAGGTCACTGTCGATGCTAAAGGTCGTGTGACTGTAGGTGCGAATCCGACCACGCTGGCGGGTTTCGGTATCGTCGATGCACTGCCGTTGAGCGGTGGTTCGATGACTGGCGCAATCACAATGACCTCCGGTAGCACTGTTACCGGAGTTCCAGATCCAGTCAATCCGCTGGACGCAGTCAACAAGCAAAGTCTGGACGCGGCTCTGGCCGCCGCAGCTAACGGTACTAACTGGAAGGGCGCGGTCGATGCCGCGACTACCGGCAACATCACCCTGAGTGGTTTGCAAACTATCGACGGCATCGCACTGACAGCGGGCAAGCGCGCTCTGGTTAAGGATCAGACCGACCAGAAAACCAACGGTGTTTACGACGTGAGTGCTGGTGCGTGGACGCGCTCCGCTGATTCGGATACCTCTGCCGAGCTCTACAAAGGTGCTGTGCTTGTGTTGGCTGGTACTGCCAACGGCCTGACTCAGTGGACGAACACCAACTCTGTCGCTCCAGTAGTGGGCACCGACAACATAACGTACGGCCAGTTGAAAGGCGCTGCCAACGTGTACGCAGCAGGTGCGGGCCTGTCCCTCACGGGCCTGACCTTCGCCATTGCTGCCACGGGTGTCACTGTCGGTACCTACACGAAGGTCACGGTCAACGCACAAGGCCAGGTCGTAACCGGCGCAAACCTGAGCCTGTCCGATATCACGACTGCAATCGGGTACACTCCGTATAATGGTACGACAAACCCCAACGGTTACATCGGCACTTCCAGCCCTATCAATATCACAGGCGACGCAAGTGGCACGGGCACTACCGCGATTGCACTGACGCTGGCAACCACCGGCGTCGTAGCTGGTACCTACACCAAGGTCACCGTAGACTCCAAAGGTCGCGTAACCGTAGGTGCGAATCTGACCAATGCAGAAATCGTGGCGGCTATCGGCTACACTCCGGCCAACAAAGCAGGCGATACGTTCGGCGGAGCCGTGAACTTCGCGCCGTACGTTACCGCAGCTTCGGCAGCCACTACACCGATCGGTGCTGCACTGGCAAACGATATCAACATCAGCGGTACGACCACCATCACGGCCTTCGATGTCGCGCCAGCAGGTTCGCATCGCTGGCTGACCTTCGGTGGCATCCTGACCCTGACCCACAACGGTGCTTCGATGATTCTACCGACTGGTGCTAACATCGTGACTGCGGCTGGAGATACTGCGGAGTTCGTATCTCTTGGTGCTGGTAACTGGAAGTGCGTGAACTACATGCGGGCTTCCGGACAGTCGCTTGGCGGTGGTTCCGACCCTACTAAGTTGCCGCTGACTGGTGGTACGCTGAGTGGTGCGCTGAACCTCGCACCTTTCGTGCTGCTCGCGTCCGCTGCGACTCTGGCAATCGGAGCTGCCAATGCCAACGACATCACGGTAACGGGTACCACTGCGATTACGGCCTTCGATACTATCGGCGCTGGTGCGCATCGCACCCTGACGTTCGCCGGTGCTCTGACGCTGACTCACAATAGCCTGAGCCTGATTCTGCCTTCGGGCGCGAACATCGTAACCGCCGCAGGTGACGTAGCGGAGTTTGTAAGTCTGGGCGCCGGTAACTGGCGTTGCGTCAACTATCAAAAGGCTAACGGCCAGGCGGTCATCGGCGGCGGTAGTCCTTACTCTACAACGCAGGTGTTCAATGGCGACGTTACGCAAGAAGCCGCAAAGTTCACCAACGTTGCGGAGCAGGCGCTGATTATCGGTTCGGCCCCTGCCGCTACGCAGAACTTCTACGTGGCTTCCGGCGCAGTGCAGTTCCATACTGTCAATGCCACTGCGTCATGGATCATCAACTTCGCACACTCCGCCTCGCAGACGTTGAACTCTGCAATGGCGATAGGTGATTCCATCACAGTGGCACACATGGCATCGCAAGGCACCACCGCATTCTTCCCTTCGACGTTCCGCATCGACGGCAGCGTGGTGATTCCGAAGTGGCAGGGCGGTAGCGCACCTAGTGCGGGCAACCCATCCGGTATCGACGTGTACTCTTACACCATCATCAAGACCGGTAATTCGACGTTTACCGTGCTGGCGTCGCAGACGCAGTTCAAGTAATAACCAAAAGGAGGCCTTAGCTAAGGCCTCCTCTTTCTATATGGAGAAATAAATGCCAGGACTATCAACGCGCGGGGCATTTAGTGTCCGGGGATTCGGCATGTTTGGCAACCTCCCGCCTGCTCCGAAGTACGGTCTGTTCGTCATGGGTCAGAACATGCAAAAGTATTTCTGGGCAGGCGATACGATTGCGACCACCACCCAGCTCCCTACGGGATTCGCTTCTGGTTTGGGATTCGCAGTCGGCAACTCGACGCTTGCGATTATCGGCAAAGGAACTGCTAACGGAGTACAAGCCGCGCACTTCATACACGCGTCGGCGACTACTGCAACCATCGGTAATCTGGCTACAAGTGTGAGTTACTGCGCTTACGGGTGTACCCCGACCAGCGCAATAGTAACCGTAGGTGGTACTTCGGGCTCGAGGTCTCTGCTGTTTGTTGACTTCGCTAGCGAGACCTCTGCGGTTTCTGGATCGCAGCTCACGTTCCTGGCCGCCCAAGGCGGGGGTGCAGGTAACTCGTCCATAGCGTGCTTCACGTTCTCTGGACGCTCAGGCGGCAACAGTGCGGTCAACAATCTGTACACGCACTCAAGTGGGGCCGTCGCAGTTGGTAACGTCTTCACCGTAACTATCAACTCGGTGTCGTCCTCTTTCGGCAACAAAGACGTGGGCATCTTCTTCCGGTCCACTACGGCGGGTAATCTTTCGAGTCAGAAGTGCACATATGCTTCCGATACGAAAGCTGTGGGAGGTACGCTTGCACAGACCCCGACTCTGGGCTTCAACGGATGCAGCAGCGAAACCTTCGGTGTCAGCTACGGCGGCACCGTATCTCAGGGTAATAAGTACTTCTATGCCTCGGATACTTGCGTGGCTCCTCCATCACTGACCATGTCCTATTCCAGTGGCGGCAGCTCGATCTCGAACGGCACGACCGGCGTCAACGCCTAACGAAGAGCATCAAAGTAGTAAGACCTGTTAGCGGGAGGTCGAAGTAAACTCGCTAGTAAGTGGGCACCTTTAATTTTAGAGTTCACGTAACGATAAGGTAAAATCATGATTCCAAATCTCCCGTTCTACTACGCAATGCAGATCTACACGGGTTCCAGCTTTGGCTCGACTGTAGCGGGCGCATGGCGAGACTTTCCAGCAAATGACAAGGCGCCCGGCGAACAAGTGGCTCTCCTCTACGATGAGGACACCAACTTGGTTCAGGGCCTGTACGCGAAGAGGGTGGATCGCTGGATCTTCGCTATTCCGTACCTCGACATGTGCGAGTCGATCATCCGAGGAGATAAGATCTCGGTGTATGTCGATCCAGTAGGTCCACTGACGGCACCAGCAGGTTCGACTCTGTACCGTAACGGCTTCAAACAGACGGGCCTGGACATCACTCCAGGTGCCAATATCTGGGCCGCACGCACCCCACCTTCGAGTGGCGGCGGTGGCGGTGCCGTAGATTCGGTCAACGGCCAAACCGGCACCGTTGTTCTGACGGCTGCGGATATCACCGGCTTCGGGGCCGTGGCGTACTCGAACAACTACAACGACCTGACCAACAAGCCAGCACCGTATGCACTGCCAATGGCAAGTGCTTCTGTTCTTGGCGGCATCAAGGTAGGTACGGGCCTGGCAATCGATGTAAACGGTGTGTTGTCGGCACCGGCAGCAACGATCACGCTGAACGGCGATGTATCCGGTACCTCTTCTGCGGGTGTCATCACCGCGGTGCTGTCCAACAGCGGCGTCGTGGCAGGCACCTATACCAAGGTCACCGTAGACTCCAAAGGTCGCGTAACCGTAGGTGCCGCACTGGCGGCAGGCGACGTAACCGGCGCCCTTGGCTACACTCCGTACAACGGTGCTACCAACCCTCTTGGTTTCCTGACCTCCAACCAGACGATCACGGCTTCCGGTGACGTTAGCGGTAGCGGTACTACCGCTCTGACGCTGACACTGGCAGCAGTGGGTACGGCTGGTACCTACAAGTCGGTGACCGTCGATGCAAAAGGTCGTGTGACCGCAGGTACCAACCCAACTACGTTGGCTGGTTACGGTATCGTCGATGCTCTGTCGAATACTGGCGGTAACGTCAGTGGAAACATAACGTTTACCGGAGGCGCTACTCTGACGGGTGTGCCTAATCCAGTGAACCCACTGGATGCCGTCAACAAACAAAGCCTCGATAACGCAATCGCGGCCCTGGTAACTGGCACCAACTGGAAGGCCAACGCACAAGTAGCTACCATCGCCAACATCACGTTGAGTGGTTTGCAGACCATCGACGGTTATGCGGTGCAGGCTCTCGACCGAGTTCTGGTTAAGGTCCAAACTAACCCGGCTGAAAACGGCGTGTACGTTGCCGGTAGTGGTGCGTGGACTCGTGCCACGGACGTTGATACTGGCGCTGAAATCAAAGGCATGGCAATTCTGGTCTTGGGCGGCTCTACCAATACGCTGACGCAGTGGGTGAACACCAACACCACTACGCCTACGGTGGGCACCGATCCAATAACGTACTCCATGCTGCAAGGCGCGGGTACCACTTATACCGCAGGCACCGGCCTGACTCTGACCGGTAATACGTTCTCGATCTCGAACACGGGCGTGTCCACCGGTACCTATAGCAAGGTGACGGTCAATGCACAGGGACAAGTGACTGCAGGCGCCGCGCTGAACGCTACGGACGTGAATTCTGCTCTGGGCTACACTGCGTACAACGGTGCGACTAATCCAAGCGGCTTCCTGACTGCCAACCAAGCCATCACCCTGAGCGGCGACGTGTCGGGCAGTGGTACGACCGCAATCACGGTAGCTCTGACGAATTCGGGTGTATCCGCTGGTACCTACAAGTCGGTGACCGTCGATGCAAAAGGTCGTGTGACCGCAGGTACGAATCCGACCACGCTGGCTGGTTACGGAATCACCGACGCCGCCTCTGTAGCGCAAATTGCTGCACGCAGCGGCGCATCGACTTCGATCTTCAATGGTGGTGTGGTTTCGATCAACGCTGATCCTACCAAGTTCGACGTCTCGGCGGGTAACGCACAGTTCGTCGATTATACCGACCCACAGAATCCGGTTTCTACGACTCTGGCGTTCGGCCCGTTCTCGGCAGTAATCGTAACCAACATCGATACTCAGATCGCTACCTATGTGGGTCTGACGCAAGCAGGTTCGCTGGTGCAGCAAGCAACTCCGTTCACCGCAACGCAGCGCCGCACCATCGCGCACCTGGGTCTGCTGATTCACTCCAACCTGACGAACATCAACGTTGTGAATCAGACGACACCGCTGAATCGCAGCATGCTCAACCAGCTGCAAGACTTGTTCGAGGCGATCGGCCCACTCAATGTAAGCGGCAACGTGTTCAGCGCGAACGGCGCAAACCTGAATCTGAACAAATCGGCAGGCGTGCTTCTGCGCTACGGCTCGAACGCTGCTAACTCGGTGCTCGATCCACACCAAGTCTCGCTGCCGCAGACGACCGCTCTTACTTTCCGCTATCGCCAAGCCAACGGTACTGAAAGTGCTGATCGTACTACCGTGAATCCTGCACAGTGGGACAACGCTGGTACGCTGACTGCTGTCGGAGGTACACAATTCACGATCCAACGCATCTACGTATTCCAAGCCGGGGCCGTTCGTATTCAGTACGGTCAAGCCGTGTACGCTAGCTTGGCCGCTGCACTGGATGCCATCAACACTGAGGCTTTCGTTACCGAATCGAATATCGCAGCCAACGGTGTAGCCCGCGCACTGTTGATCGTTCGCGGCAACGTAACTGACCTGACCAACACGGCGCAGGCGCAGTTCATCGAAGTTCCGAAATTTGGTCTGGCTTCCGCACCAGGCGGTGCTGCTGTTACTAGTTCGGACATCATCGCCGCACTGGGATACACTCCGGTCTCGAAGGCCGGCGATACGATGACTGGTGTTCTGGACTGGAATACAACGGTAACGATTGCGTCGGCCGCTACTACCGACATCGGTGCCGCTGCTTCCAACTCCATCATCGTGAGTGGCTCGGCGACGATCACTGCTCTGGGCAGCGAAACCGCAGGTGCTCTGCGGCTGGTAACTTTCAGCGGTACTCCTACGCTGACTTACAACGCCACTACCCTGATTCTGCCTACCGCAGCAAATATCGTAGCAGCTGCCGGTGACGCCGCGCTGTTCGTGTCTCTGGGTGGCAATAACTGGCGTTGCGTCAACTACATGCGTGCAAACGGTAGCGCGCTGTCCGGTTCCCCAGATGCAACCAAGTTGCCGCTGACTGGTGGTACGCTGAGCGGCGCACTGAATCTGGCTCCGCTGGTATCCGTTGGATCGGGTGCCACTACTTCCATCGGTGCCGCTGCTGCGAATAGCGTAACGATCACGGGCACTACCACGATCACGGCCTTCGACACCATTGCCGCAGGTGCTGTACGTTCTCTGATCTTCGCGGGTGCGCTGACTCTGACCCACAACGCTACTTCGTTGATCCTGCCAACTGGTGCCAACATCACGACCGCAGCCGGCGATGTAGCAGAATTCCTGTCGCTAGGCGCCGGTAACTGGCGTTGCGTGAGCTACCAACGTGCAAATGGTCTGGCGTTGGCCGCGACCTCCGATGCAACCAAGTTGTCGCTGACCGGAGGCACCATGAGTGGCGCACTGAACAACGCACCAGCAGTATCGGTGGGTTCGGGTGCTACCACGTCCATCGGCGCAGCAGCATCCAATGACGTTACCGTAACGGGTACGTCGACGATCACGGCCTTTGACACCATTGCATCAGGCGCACACCGCACGGTGACTTTCGCTGCTTCGTTGACGCTGACTCACAATGCTACTTCGTTGATCCTGCCTACTGCGGCTAACATCGTTACTGCGGCAGGCGACGTAGCAGAGTTCGTTTCGTTGGGTGGCGGTAACTGGCGCTGCGAGTACTACACTCGCGCAAGTGGTGCGGCGCTGGTTGGCTCGCCGGACGCAACCAAACTGCCGCTGGCTGGCGGTACCTTGAGTGGAACGCTCAACAACGCACCGGCAGTGACCATCGCCTCCGCAGCATCGGTAAGCATCGGTGCAGCAGCGGCCAACGACATCACCCTCACGGGCACGGCGACGATCACCACGTTCGACGTAATAGCTGCTGGTGCTCACCGCACACTGACGTTCAGCGGCATTATGACTCTGACGCACAACGCAACGTCTCTGATCTTGCCGGGTGCGGCCAACATCACCACAGCAGTTGGTGACGTCGCAGAGTTCGTATCTCTTGGTGCTGGTAACTGGCGCTGCGAGTACTATAGCCGCGCCAACGGTAGCGCCCTGTCGGGTTCGCCGGACGCAACCAAACTGCCGCTGGCTGGCGGTACGATGAGCGGTGCAATCAACAATGCACCAGCAGTGACGATCGCAGCTGCTGCAAGTACTGCAATCGGAGCCGCCGCGGCAAACGACGTGACGATTACCGGCAGTACGACCATCACGTCCTTTGACACCATTGCAGCAGGTGCTCATCGTACTCTGACGTTCGCTGCTGCTCTGACTCTGACGCATAACGGTACGTCGCTGATTCTGCCCGGTGCTGCGAATATCGTTACCGCTGCAGGTGATGTAGCGGAGTTCGTGTCCCTGGGGTCGGGTAACTGGCGCTGCGAGTACTACACCAAGGCCAACGGCCAGGCAGTAGTCGTTTCGTCGGACGCTACCAAGCTGTCGCTGTCGGGCGGCACCATGAGTGGCGCGCTAAACGTAGCTCCAGCAGTTACTATCGCGTCTGCGGCTACCGTAGCAATCGGAGCGGCTGCCGCAAACGACATCACCATCAGCGGTACGACTACCATCACGGCCTTCGATACGATTGCGGCAAGCGCGCACCGTGTCGTAACGTTCAGTGGTATTCTGACGCTGACTCACAATGCGTCTTCGCTGATTCTGCCAGGTGCAGCCAACATCACTACGGCAGTTGGTGACGTAGCGGAGTTCGTGTCCCTGGGTGGTGGTAACTGGAAGTGCGTGGACTATCAACGCGCTAACGGTACGGCGATCAGTGGCAACTCGACCAACGCATCGCTGACCAATCCGACGGTAACGAACTACGTCGAAGCTGGTAACACTGCGGCAGCAGGTACGGCGTTCACGATCGACCTGACTACTGGTACCGATCAAGACGTCACGACCAACGGTAATGCGACGATCACTATGCCTGCTGTTGCAGTGGGCAAGTCGTTTACGCTGACCGTGAACTACGGTGGTACGCACACTGTGACGTTCGCAGGTGGTACGATTCGCTGGGCGGGCGGTGTTGCCCCAGCCGCAACGTCCACATCTGGTAAGGCAGACCGCTATGTGTTCCAAGCCAACCGTGCAGGTACTGCATGGTTCGGTGCAGACGCTGGTCGCAATTACTAATCGTCACTAAGGAGAGACGGCCCTGGCCGTCTCTCCTGTTATAAAAGGAGTGCTTTATGTTTATGTCGGCAAGTAGGGCCATGGGTATCGCCAAGAAGGTTTCAGGCGATCCGTATTTTAACAACGTCGTACTCTTGATGAACATGGATAACCCACTGTTCCCCGACATCAAGGGCCATCCGATGACAGTGCAATCGGGTATTACCTACAATACCTCAACTCCTAAGTGGGGTGTGGGTGCCATGGCATGCGCAGCAGGTAACACTGGCGTAATTACGCCCGCTGCAGCTGATATTCAGCTGGGCCTCAACGACTTCACCATGGAATGTTGGTTCAATCAGGCGGTGGCAACTGGCGGCTTCTCCAACTATCAACAGTTGGTGGGTCAACAGCAATACGGAACGGGCTCGAACTCGCAGTTCGCCTTCCACATTCAGAACGGCCAGTTGCGCGGGCAGATTACTGTGGGCGGTACGTCGCCAGTCAATATCCTGTCTTCCGTTGCGCACTCGTTGAATGTGTGGCACCACGCAGCGTTTACGCGCCAAGGCAATACCTATACACTGTGGCTGGACGGCGTGAGCGTTGGTACGGCCTCCAACAGCAGCACCGTCGATACCTCGACACGTAACATCGTAGTGGGCGCAGATTCCGCAGGTCAGGGTGCATTCAACGGCTCCATCGACGACCTGCGCATTACCATCGGCGTCGCCCGATACACTAGCCCGTTTGCCGTACCTGCCGGTCCATTCCCTACGTCGTTGACCGGCACTGACGGCGATCCGTACTTCAACAGCGTAAGCCTGTTGATGCATATGAACGGCCCGAATGCATCGACCATCTTCTATGACGTCAAAGGTCAGACGATCACGCGTACGGGTACGCCAACTATCTCCAACGCGCAGTCAAAATTCAACGGAACTAGTGGTCTGTTCAACGGCTCGACCGATTACTTGGTCACGCCGTCGAATGCTGGTTACGGTTTCGGCACCGGCGACTTCACCATGGAGTGCTTTGCCTACGTGAATACGGCGAAGAGTGGTACGGCGATCATGGATATGAGAGCGTCAGGCGGCGGCTCCGGACAGGTGAAACCTACCATCCAGTTTAGTACCAACACGTTCACGTATTTCACCAATGGTACTGCTAGGATTTCTACAGCCAGCACAATCACAACCGGCGTGTGGTACCACATAGCGGTTAGTCGCGTTGCGGGTACAACTTACATGTTCTTGGACGGCGTACTGCAAGGAACGTACGTGGACGCCAATAACTACGGGACGACCGGCGATATGGTCATTGCAGGTGTCGGTGATAGTCGAGGCCTCAGTAGTGGTCTGTTCCCCGGATACCTTGCTGAACTGCGTATCACCAAGGGCGTCGGACGCTATACGTCGAACTTCAGCGTACCGACTGCGGCGTACCCAGATAAGATTCCAAACTCCTAATTTCACACAGAGTCCCCTCCATAGGGGACCACCTTATTAACCCTTCCAAGGACTACCCATGAACGCCAAGCCGCATCGCCAAAATAGCCGATTCCAACTTCGTCACTTCCTCGCTGGTTCCTGTACCACGCCGGACGGCGCATACGTACTGCTGTACGGTCAGCTTAACGATATGCAGACCAAGCTGGCACACGCCGAATCGCAGTTGAAGCGTCGCCAGTCGAAACTGCTGGCCGCTGAAGCCAAGGAGGCCAAAGCGCAAGTCGTCATCGACGCGCACAAGAACAACAGTGGTAGTGGCCTACTGCACGATGTTCTGCAAGCAGAGGCAGATCTGCTTGATGCTCAAGCCGAGCGCCTTGAGATAGCGGCCGACGTCCCTACGTGGGAAATGAATCTCACGGCCGCCAAGCAAGAACTCGCCGACATCGAGAACCTCATGCTGGAAATCAAACCGCAGTGCAAATACGCGGAACACGATATCCTGACCATGAGTGAGCTCGCGCAGGAGGAAGAGTGGCTCGGTGAACTGAAGCAGCGTGCCGAGAACTTCCTGCTGACTGCGGGCACTATCCCACACGATCACTTCCAGACCATGCGTATGCACCCACGATTCAAGGAAGAACTGGTGCCGCACATTCAGTTGATGTACAACAAGATCTCCCTGATCGGTCAGAAGGACTTCAAGGGCAACCTGATCGGCCCAGCTAGTCACGCGGAGGTTATGCTGGAACTGGACGTTACTCCTCTGAAGCTGGAGGCCTAAAATGGACTTCGGCGACATTGGACTTGAGGCTACGGAAGCGCGCACGGAAAGCCTCATAGCAGCAACACGAGCTGCTGCCCATGCGCAGGAGATTGCGCGCAAGGCCGCAGTGAATACGGGAATCTGTCGTAATCCCCTGTGCGGACTCGAAGTTAAGGAGGGCTTCTGCTCTCCTGACTGTAGAGACGAGTTTGACCGCATCAACAAACTGAAGATGAGGACGTAATGACCTATATCACCCCGGGTGGTTCGCCGCCCCAAAGTTTTGGCCTTCAGCTAAAGGTCACAGTGGGTCGTAATCAGCTACAGCGTCAAGTTGGCAACTACTCGGCACTGTACTTTGCGGACAACATGAACGTACAGGACGCAATGTTTGAACTCGATCCGCTGAAGATCTGGGAGACGAATCCGCAGGAAACGTTCCAGCGTCTTGTCGTATCGTGCAGCGGCGTCCTGCAGTTCCATGGAGTTCGTCCCGATGGTTCGGTTGTTGATCTTCAGGTCAATCGCCTGCTGGTCTTGGATACGGAGTTCCGTACCTGGACGCTGACCAACATCGGCAGTGAGACAGTGCGCGGTTCGCTACACTTTGTGAGCACTCGCATCTAAGCACCGAGGTGAAAAGAGGGAGCTACCCATTACAGGTAGCTCCCTCTTCTCGTTTCTTACCAGCTAAATTGTACGTAGCCGTCAGTGCCGTTACCG